GCCTCGTATATTTTTGCACTAGATGCATGCCTGGACACAGCGCGGGCTGTGCGTTTCCGAAAAAACGACTGCATCGCATCCCATTCTTTGAACGCTTGGCGGCGGATTTCTCTACGATCAACAGAAGTCATGGTACGCCTCCTGCAGTTTGGTAAATTCAAAGTGACGGTTGATAATTGAAGCTTTAAACTTAGTCGTCTGACCTTTTTCATCACGGACAGAAACACATTCGTATCCATTACTGTTTCTTAATATTTGCTCAATCACTTTTTGATCGACGCAATACTCCCAACCAGCCTCATTGGCGTCGTTGGCAACGATTACTCGTTTAGGAAAACCGTCAATTTCGACATTAAACTTTTCCATGTCGCGCCCCTATAGTTTGGTAATCCGAAGCCGGTCGTCGAATTTTTCGATCTTGAATTTTGTTGTGCCCCCTGTTTTATCAAGCACCGAAACATATTCTTCGTGCCTGTCTTTTTTCAGTTGGTTGTAAATTTTGTCTTTGGCGCAAAATTCCAGAACCGCATCGTACGGGGCTTCTTCCTCAATCTCTTCTCTCGGAAATCTGCTGCATTCGACATTAAACTTTTTCATGATGCGCACAGTTTGATAAAATCGAATTCCCGCGAAACATCATCAAGTGCAGCTATGAATTCCGTTTCGTGACCTTTTCCGTCAATGACCGAAACATATTCGTCTCGCATACATTTTTTTTTCATTTGCTCGGCCATTTGATGTTCGGAGAAATACTTACGAGCCGCTTTCTCTGCGTTTTCTGCTTCGATCTCTTGCCTTGGAAAGTCGTACACTTCGACATTAAATTTTTCCATTTCGTGCCTCTTTTGGTTCGGTCAAGGTGACGCCATTCTGCGCGCACCATGCTTCCATGAGTTCCATTAATTGTGACATTTCCGAAACGCTTAGCTC